GTGGGACAAGTCAGGAAGTGATCAATGACGGATCAAAACAACAGAGGTGTAGGCATGTTAATTGATGCCATGAAAGAACATGATGTGTCATTTAAAGAAGCCCTTGATGCAATAGCTATGGCAGGTAACGATAAAAAGTTTCAGAAAGACCTTGACGAAGCTTATAATGTTGATATATTTGATGACTGGGCACACTGGCAAGATGACATAGCAGTATAGGAGACACAATGATACTAACCCTCGACGTAGAAAACACAACAGTCAAGCGAAATGGTAAGTTACACCTTGATCCATTCGAGCCAGAGAATACATTAGTTATGGTAGGTATGCTAGATGATCACATGAATGAAACAATTGTAACGTTTGATCACGCAGAGCAACAACCTACCACAGATGGGCGGCATATAGTACAAGACGCACTGGACGCTGCCCATCTACTTGTAGCACACAACGCACCGCATGACCTACTATGGTTGTGGGAGTCAGGCTTTACCTATGACGGTGCAGTGTTCGACACTATGCTGGGCGAGTACGTACTACAACGTGGACAGAAACAACCACTGTCCCTTGAGGCATGTGCTGAACGGTACGAGTTAGACACAAAGAAACAGGACACATTAAAGGAGTATTTTAAAGATGGATATTCAACACGGGATATTCCTCATGCTGAATTGGCAGAGTATCTATCCCATGACCTACACGCTACTCAACAATTGTATAACGTTTTGCAGACATCCTATGCGGAATGCAAGTCACTGATACCAACAATACAGTTGACCAATCAATTATGTATACACTTAGCACGTATCTATCAGCGTGGTTTTCAAGTAGACATGGACGCACTGATGGAGGTACGTGACGAGTTCGAGCAAGAACGTAACGTACTTACGATTGCATTAGAAGAACAGGCACGTGACCTTATGGGTGATAGACCTATCAACCTCAATAGCCCAGAGCAATTGTCATGGATTATATACAGTCGTAAGCCACACGATAAGAAGATGTGGGTAGACTTGTTTGATGAACGTATGCCCGATGCAGAATACAGACGTAACGTTAAAGCATACAGCGAGAGGCTATACAAACAGAAGGCACATCAATGCAAGGATTGCTTTGGTAGTGGTCAAGTTAGAAAGGTAAAGAAAGATGGTACACCATTTGCTAGAACTAATAAATGTCCTACTTGTATTGGAGGCGGTTTCTATTATACTAACTCTAGTACCATAGCAGGTCTACAGTTTACACCACCTAACTCTAAGTGGATCAGTGCCAATGGCTTTGGTACAGGTAAAGACAACCTTGTATTCCTTGAAGCCATTGCCCGATCCAAGGGTATGAAGGTAGCTGAGATATTCCTACAGAATGTACGTAGGTTGTCAGCCGTAGAGACGTACCTCAGTAGCTTCGTAGAGGGCATAGCAACACACGTTAAGACTGACGGTAAGCTACACGTTCGTCTGCTGCAACACCGCACTGGTACAGGCCGCTTGTCGGGTGCTGATCCCAACATGCAGAACATGCCACGTGGTGGTACGTTTCCTGTCAAGAAGGTATTCGTATCCCGTTGGCATGGCGGTCAGATTATGGAGGCTGACTTTGCTCAATTAGAATTTCGTGTCGCTGCATTCCTATCGCAAGACATGACTGCTATTGACGAGGTAACTACAGGCTTTGATGTACATGCTTACACAGCAAAAGTTATATCAGATGCAGGTCAACCTACGTCACGTCAAGAAGCCAAGCCACACACATTCGCTCCGTTGTATGGGGCCAGTGGATTTGGTAGGTCAGAGGCAGAAGCTGCATACTATCAACAGTTTACCAAGAAGTACTCAGGTATCGCTAAGTGGCATTCAGAACTAGCAAAGGAAGCGTTAAGTACCAGCAAGATCACTACACCATCAGGACGTGAGTTCTCATTCCCTGATGTACAAAGACGGAGGTTCGGAGGTGTGACATTTTTCACACAGATAAAGAATTATCCTGTTCAATCGTTCGCAACAGCTGACATCGTACCTATATCTCTGATATACATTGATAAGCTACTGACAGCAAACAAGCTACACAGTTGTGTAGTCAACACGGTGCATGACTCAATCGTAATTGACATACACCCAGACGAGGAGGACATAGTACTGCAGGTAATCAAGGCAGCTAACGACAGGCTGATACCCATTGTCAATAAGAAATGGGGCATAGACTTTAACATCCCTCTATTATTAGAGGCGAAGATAGGGCCAAACTGGCTTGACACAAAAGACGTAGCGTGATATAACTACCTTTCGACTATTCAAAAACAGGAGACTTACACATGAATCAAGTTACAACAATCGACACTAACAACTTCGCAGCAATGGCTCAAGCAATGGGCATGGCGGCGGATGCACCTAAGCAAACTAACAAGTCAAGTACACTTGCACGTCTACGCATTCATCACACCCCTATCATGGGTCAGCAAGAGATCAATGGTAAGATGAAGAACGTAGAGGTCATTGGTGGGGGTGTATACAAATTAGAGATTCCCGATGGGCCTACTGTGTACGCCGAATCCGTATCCATCCGCCCCTTCTTGCAACGATTTATGTACAAGAAGTTTATCAAGGGTAACGACACTACAGCTAACCGCTTCGTAAAGAGTGTCATGGCTAACGATCTTAATAATGACATGAAGGATAACGATGGTGGCTTTAACTGCGGTAAACCTGCGGGGTTCATTCAGGATTGGGCTGCACTGCCGGACACAATGAAAGACCTTATCAAGTCTATCAAACGTGTTCGTGCATTGTTCGGCACAGTAGAAATGGTCAACGCTACAGATGAGAATGGTAATCCTGTTGACGTAGACACTACGCCATTCATCTGGGAGATTGATAACCGTGACGCATTCAAGACTATGGGTGAGATGTTTACTAAGCTTACCAAGATGCGCCGACTACCCCCGCAGCACTACATTACTTCTACCACTAAGGAAGTACCACTACCAAACGGTAGCAGCTTCTACATTCCTGTAGCTGACATCGACTTGGGTACTACCTTAGACATGGACAATGCGTCACAAGAAACATTCGCTAGTTTCATGGCATGGATTGAGAACTACAATGTATACATTCTCAATACATGGAGTGAGAACATGCATAAGAATGAGGACGTGGACACTGACACGGTAGAAGCGTTCGTAGACATTGACCTAGAGGATTTTGTCTAATGAACCATCCTGCTGAACTGGCGATCAATCAGTATCTTGAAGATGCTACATCTGGTAAATCAACTATGTCCGAAGAGACAATAACACAGATTGGTACAGATGTAATGGATGCTATAAGACGCCAGTTTGGTGGGGGCAAAGGGCGTGACGAGTTTCGTTTACGAATGTCTAACATTGGTAAGCCTACTTGTCAGCTTTGGTTTGCTAAGAACAAGCCAGAGGAAGCGTTGCCCAAACCAACCACGTTTGTGATGAACATGCTTCTAGGTGACATAGTAGAAGCTGCATTCAAAGGGATCATTAAGGAGGCTGGCTACCCCTATGAAGACAAGGACAACTTTGTAACACTACAACTAGGTGACGCTATGATCAAGGGGTCATATGATATTGTTGTGGATGGCGCAATGGATGACGTTAAGTCTGCATCCGATTGGTCATACCGCAATAAGTTTGAATCATACGACACACTACAGAAGAGTGACCCATTCGGATACGTTGGACAACTGGCAGGTTACGCTAAGGCATCTGGCAAGAAGGTAGGTGGCTGGTGGGTAGTCAATAAGTCTAACGGTAACATCAAGTATGTACCCGCTGATGGTCTTGACATGGACGAACAGATAGCTAAGCTTGAGAAGACAGTAAAAACAGTGAACGATAATACGTTTGAGCGTTGCTTTGCGCCTGTGCCTGAGACATTCAGGGGTGTACCATCAGGTAACACAGTGCTTAATGACAACTGTAAGTTCTGTGACTTCAGGTTCTCTTGCTTCGACATTGAGGAGCTACCATCTAAGGTATCAAAAGCTAAGACATTGCCAATAGTGGCGTACATAAAGTGAAGGGGAAGCAATTCGCTGCCGCTATGAAGCATGGGTTTAGGAGTGGCCTCGAAGTACGAACAAAAGATTACCTCGTTGAACGCAGTATAAAGTTTAAATACGAAGAGGTTAAGATCGAATGGGAAGACCTCATGTACCGCACCTACACACCAGACTTTGTGTTAGGTAACGGGATCATTATTGAAACTAAAGGATTGTTTTCTTCTGATGATAGACGCAAACACTTAGCTGTCAAGGTTCAACATCCTAAGCTTGACATAAGGTTTGTGTTTACCAGCAGCAAGAAAAAATTAAGTAAGGGTGCTAAAAGTACCTATGGACAATGGTGTGACAAACATGGTATACAATACTACGACAGGATCATTCCAGAGGATTGGTTATATGAGAAGGGCAAGGACATGCATCCTGCATTGATCCACTGCCCATATAAAAAAGTAAAGAGGAGATAACTTACACATGGCAGAAGATAAAGTTTATATTGACTTCGACCCTAACGACTACATCATTAGGTTATCCCCTTTCTTAGATAAGAAGGGCGATTGGACGGGCGAGTTGATGGTAGGTACAGTAACTACCGATGATAATAATATGAGTGACCATGACCACTTCCAACTCATGCACTTAACGGCTATGGTTTGTGCAGCTATACCCGCAATGGAAGAAGACGAAGACGTGCGCCAAGTACTGGCTGACATAGTTGCAGAGGTACAAGAAGAACTAAAAGAGGTAGAGGTAACGGCAGAAAAAAAAGTTGTAGCCATTGACGATAACGTAATCAACGTTAAGTTTAACTAGGGAGGACACGAACATGGATGAACAAGACATGGTTAACTCACCTGCGCACTACAATTTTGCAGGCATTGAATGCGTGGATGCCATTCGTGCAGCAACAGGTCCAGAGGGTTTCGAGAGTTATCTACAGGGTAACATCTTAAAGTACTTGTGGCGATACAAATATAAGAATGGTGTAGAGGACTTAAAGAAAGCACATTGGTATCTTAACAGACTCATTGAGGCACAAGATGATAGTTAAAGTATTTCTAACCCTTGACATAGATGAGGCAGAGTATCAAGTGCCTGTAGATGGATTGCTTGACGATGAAGTACGAGACGCCTTACAAGAATACATATATGACATTGACGGTATGTCAATTAAATCAATCAAGATATTAACGGAGTAGTATATACATGAACAATTATTTACCAACGGATTATCAAGCGTTCATTCATACCTCTCGCTACGCTAGGTGGCTTGAGAGTGAAGGGCGCAGAGAGTCATGGCCTGAGACAGTAGGACGTTACATGAATGACGTAGTACGTAGAGCACTGGACATTGACACAATTGGCATTGCAAAAGATATTGAGGACGCTATCCTCAGTTTAAACCTTATGCCATCTATGAGAGCGATGATGACAGCGGGACCAGCACTAGACCGTGACAACACAGCAGG